GTACAAAATACTCAAACCCTGCAAGTTTGCCGGCTGGAGATGGTAACGCTATTGCTTGGAACCCTGCCGGCACCTCAGTAGCTATTGCACACTCAACGAGTCCTTATGTTTCTGCCTATCCGTGGTCCGCAGGCTTTGGTACTAAATACGCCGATCCTGCAACAACGCCTACGGGTACCGGTAACGGTATTGGCTTTAGTGACTCGGGTACCTCTATTGCTATAGCGCACACTACTAGTCCCGTTGTTACCGCATATCCATTTTCTGCAGGTTTTGGTACTAAATACGCTAACCCTGCAACTATTCCTGGCTCTCCGGGATACGCGATTTCATTCGCTTAAAACTACTAACAAAGGAAAATGAAATGACCGAACCAACTATCTCAGCACTAGAGGCGCGTATCGCCGAAGTTGCACAATATCAAGCTAATATAAATATCTATACCTCTATGCTCGCTAACCTACCTACTGCGTGGCCTGCTCACCTAGAAAAGTACAAGGGAACAGTAAATAAGCACGAGGTTATTGGCGAAGTAGAAAACCTCGATGACGTAACTCTGCTATCGGATCTTTGGGCTGCAGATGACTGCCGTAAAGCTATCCGCACCGAAACTCTCGAGATGCGTAAAGCGCAGGCTATTTTGGCAGTATTGCAGAGCTAATGCAGACTAGCTATAACGGCTGGCCTGCCTCAAAGGACCCGGACGAAATCCGTATTACTAGCTATAAGGTAGAGGGCACAAACCTAAAGCTGCGATGCGCTGAGGGCTGCGGTCCATTACTTGCAGCTTTTACAGCTGAGTTTAATACTCTTATCGAGCCTGTAGAGGGCGGTACTTTCGATGACTGGTCATACGCTTACAGAATGGTACGCGGTAGCGAGGACAAACTTAGCTGCCACTCATCCGGTACAGCTATAGACATTAACGCAACTAAACACCCTCTCGGCAAAATCGGTACTTTTCCTACTGAAAAGGTACCTATGATCCGCGCGCTCGCTAAAAAGTACGGCCTCAAATGGGGCGGCGATTATGTAAACCGTAAGGACGAAATGCACTTTGAAGTAGCAGTAACACCGGCTAAAGCTGCGGAAATGATTAAAAAGTTAGGACTTAAATAATGCCCACAAGTGCACGAATAACTGTAAATACAACTCCAACACTGCTAGTAGCAGCTACAGCCTTTGACCAAACCGCTTTATTACACGCTACTAATGATGCGCTTTATATCGGTGGTTCAAATGTTACTACTGCTAATGGATATCTTGTAGATCATAAAGATAAATTAACTATCCCTGTGGGCGACCACGAGGGCCTATACGGTGTGGTGGCCTCAGGTACTACTACCGTGTCGGTGTTATACCAAGTCAATTAAGGGGCGCTAGGAGAAAACAATGAACGAACAACTCAAAGCTGCAGGCCTCTCATATATCAGAGCTGCTGTTAGTTGCGTGGGAGCTCTTTATCTCTCAGGCATTACCGATCCAAAGACACTAGCTAATGCGTTTATCGCAGGTTTAGTGGGTCCTATCCTTAAAGCTCTAGCACCTAGCGAAAAACAATTTGGCGTAGGCGCTAACTAATGAAAGCCCTGATAGGGGCGATTTTGGGGAGTCTGCTCCTATCGGGGTGCGGTTATCAAGGATGGATTAGGTATGAGTGCCAAGAGTATGAAAACTGGAGCAACCCGGAGTGCCAGCCTCCACGGTGCGAGGTTGTGGGTACGTGTACCAAAGACCTCATACCCGAGGAAATCTATGAGCCGTTTAAGCCCTGAGGATTTACACGCACGCCTGATAGTTTTCATTGGCGCTACCCTTGCTATTGTCTTTGGCGTGTCCGTCTTTGGGATGCTCTATGCGCTCATCTTTGTAACCCAGCCGGTAAGTGCACAAGCTCCTAACGATCGTGCATTTATAGACCTGCTCACTACCCTTACAGTTTTTCTTACCGGTTCACTAGGCGGCGTACTAGCGAGTAATGGCCTCAAGTCTAAGCACGATAAAAAACAGGAATTACCTCCTAGCGTGTCGTAGGCATATTGTCGGTACTCGCCTTTACCCTTATGGTGTACCACTAACTGCCGAGCCGGGCTAAGCTCTCAGGGTTTAGATCGTATCGGCCTTATCAAAGGGCGTAATACAATGAGTACAGCATTAGAGATACAAGTGTTAATTTATATGATTATCGTAGCCTCGATTACCGCGGTGATTTTCTACGCAAAAGGTTTTAACGAGGGCAAGAAAATCGGCACACAGCTCGGCTATCGCCGTGGCGCTAAGTCGGTGCAACAATGATTACAACAGCTAAGGCAGGCGTATTTTGCGATTACTGCAAGGATCGCTGGGGCGGTCGCCACGTCAAAGGCGTGTGGGAATGGCACGAAAAGGCCCGCCGTCAAGCTGTAGTTACTATCGTATCTGTGACTATCAAAGCTAAAGGCACGGTACGTAGCTACTGCGGCGAGTGCCGAGAGATCGTAAGTAACTGGCCGGATGGCACCGTTTTTCCTTTATCCGAGCAGGTGGAGCAGGCTATTAAAGCTGAGTCACCTCTACTCAAGTTTGGAGTATCACAATGACGTTTTTAGATAACTACGAGGATGTTAATAGCCGTATCAAGCGCTTTAGGTCCGAGTTTGCAAGCGGGCGTTTAATTGCTTACGTTGAGGATGCAAACCTCAAAGAGGGCTGGATACTTATTAAGGCTGAGGCCTACCGTGAGTATGAGGATCACCTGCCTAGCGCCGTGGATTATGCCTATGGCAACGTGGCAACCTACCCGGCTAATCTTAAAAAATGGTTTGTCGAGGATACGATCACAAGCGCTTACGGCAGAGTTATAGGTCTACTCACCCCAAGCCTCGAGCACAAGGCACGTAGCACCTCTCAAGATATGGCACGAGTTGAGCAACCTGTAAGCACACCGGACTACTGGAGTATTGGAAAAGAGCCCGAGGGTAGTGCGGTGCCATTAGCTGCAACTATGGAGACTGTAGCCGAGCAATTAGGAGGCGAGGTTATAGAGTCATCTCCTATTTGTAACCACGGTCGTATGATTTACAAAGAGGGCAAGAGCTCCAAAACGGGAAATGCCTATAAGGGCTGGACGTGTCCAAGCAAGGTAAAGACCGACCAATGTAAGGCAGTGTGGATGTAATGGGCGAAATGCAGATGATTAAAAACGGCGTAGCTACAACTATCCACAGAGATGGCAGCATTACCAGAGAAATTGTGGATAAGTGCGATAATTGTGGGGACTACAGGTCCAAACAAGGGGGCCTAACTATCACCGTAGTAGGTGGTGAGGCGGTTATATGGCTATGCGAATTGTGCCGGGGTTAGATCGTGTAGTACTAGACCATACACAAGAGCGATTAGCACACGAAAAGGGCTTTGAGTGGATGCACTACAAAAACTCTCACCCTACTAATCAGGTACGACAATATAATCGAGCTCTGAACTATCACGAAATGGTTGCAGAAAAGGCCGAGGGTATGGGGGCTCAGATAGCTGTAGCCCTGCATTTTGGCCTAACCAGTTACACACCGGATGCGGGCATAGACGATACAAAAGCCGATGTAGGTAACAATATTGAGGTGAAATGGACTCATCACACTAACGGGCATTTAATAGTACAAAACTGTTATAGAGCACCGGAGCGTATGAAGGACGTAGCCATACTGGTAATAGGTAAGTCACCGGTCTATTACCTTGTGGGCTGGATGCCTGTAGCTATGGCGATGCAGCCGAGGTATCTAACTGCGTGGGATAACAACTACTGGGTACCTCAAGCTAACCTGTTTGAGATGAAATACCTAAAAAGGTCCGAGTATGGCGATAATGCGCTTTAGCTGCAGGGTATGTAAGGCCTTGCAGGATCATAAGAATATAACCGAGTTTGGCAACCTACCGCCCGGGGTACTTGTAGTTGAGTGCCTCGGGTGTGGGGTGCTGGGCGTACAGCTCATAGATAACGAAGAAACGGTGAACAACCTATGAAACGATATTTGACTAGGCTGGTACGCTCCACACTCGCAGGCGAGCCGCTAGGGCGGGTAGCTCGCAGGCGATGTTTGGTGCTATCGGGAGTGCTATGTATAGCTACTGCAATAACAATAATACCAGCCATAGCATTAGATAAAACCAGTATAAAACACTATGAATATAAAGCGTTTGCAGCTTTAATAATTAACGATAGTAGACAGATGAAATGCTTAGATAAGTTATGGACCAAGGAAAGTAACTGGAGACCTACAGCTAAGAACAAAAAGAGTAGTGCGTTTGGTATTCCTCAATTACTTAAAATGACTGAGACAAACCCATATAGACAGATAGTCTTAGGTATTAAATATACTGAGCATAGGCATAAGAGCGCTTGTAAAGCGTTAGCATTTCATAACCGTAAGGGCTATTACTAATGGTAAGAGGTAGGCAAGATCCTCGAACTACAGGAAAGTACAAAGCTGCTCGGTTAGCTGCGTTGCGTAGGGATGGGTACACCTGTATGTATTGCGGTGATGAGGCAACCCAAACAGATCACATAGTAAGTCTGCGTGACGGTGGAGACCCGGTATCCCTCGAGAACTTAATCTCTAGCTGCGCTCGATGCAATAACCGTAAGGGTTCACGCTCACAGGC